CATACGGAATATTCACCGTTGCCGATGCACCGAAGTCCGTCAGCGCGTTGACCAGGTTCAGGATGTTCAGGTCGGACAATGCCTGGCGGATGACCGTGCGCTGGAAACCGGCGGGCAGGTTGCTGTCCGCAATGCCGGTGCTGCCGCCCGCGAGCTGTTTGCGCTCGTTGGCGAGCTGGAGTGCGTGCGTGCGGTCGAATTCGGCCAGAATCTTGCTGACGAACGGATCAACACTTTCATGTTTGATGCCGATCGCGCCGTCGATCTGCTCCTGCAACGCCTTGACCGTGGTGTCTTCGCCCGGCGTGATGTGCGGAGAGCCGCCGACCGGGAAACCCATGCCGGAAAGCTGCCGTGCAACAGCAGTGTCGTTCGCCTGCTTGATCTGGAGCGTGGCCAGAGCCACCACCTGATCGTCGGTCAGCGTTTCGGTGATCAACCCTTCGACGGATTCGCACAGTGATTTCTTTGTGGTTTCGTCCAGCCCCTCGGCCGCATCCACCGTGTCTGCGAAGAGCTTCACCTTGGCCTCGCGGGTCTCGGTCAGCTTCTTTGCCGCCTGGGCGCGGGCATCTTCATGCTCGGCCAATAGCTTTTTGACATCCTCCGCGGACAGGCCTGATTCGCCGGTCGGCATGGACAGGTTGATGATGGCGTTCGGGTTGGCCTTCAGTTCCTCGGCCAGCTTCTTGCCGGCATCCTCAAAGGACGCGAGCAGCGTGGCTGCATGCTCCTCGTCTGTATTGTCGCCCAGGGCGGCCATAAAGGCGTCGCCCAGCGTTTTGCTCGCGGCATCCGGCAACCCGATGGTTGCCAATGCGGCCAGCAGTAATTTCAAATGTTTGTTCATGATGTTCTTTGCCTCCTCGGCTAGTGATTTGATGAGTTCCGGATGCACCAGCACGGGCGAATCTCCGGATTGTTCGGACAGCTGAATTTGACCGGTAATTGCATCTTGGTGTTTAATCACCGGTCGTGTTGTGAGCGCGGCGCCGAGCAATACCGGGCCGTGTTGATTTCCTTCCTCGTTATCCTTGAAATTTTCAATATATTCAGCAGACAGGTAGACCATTCTTCGATTATTTACAGCGTCTGCGCCCAGCGGAGTCCACTCCACCAGCGCCCGCAGGCGATTGCCTTCCACGGCCAGGTCCCTGATTTCACCGGCGGCGCCGTCCTGTGGCTTGTGGGATACATCAATAAATATCTTCTGGCCGAACGTGTCGCTTTTGAAATTGGAGACCATGGAAAGCAGCATGTCGCGGGTGATTTCGAATCGCCCGTAACGCGGATCTGTGAACAATCCGGTGCGTGTCACCGTCACCCAGGTCTGTTTATTGCCATCCGCCAGAGACACATGGAGCCCGGACAGGAATCGCACTGTCCGGCGCGTGGATGGCTCGGAGAGCCTGAATATGCGGTGAATAGTTCCCTGCATTCCCGCACCTTGATGAAAAACCAGTGACAAAAAAGGGCACTATGTTGTCCACATAAAAAAGCCGCCCCGAAAGGCGGCTTTTGTTGAACGTTTTAACCGATCAGTTCTTCGATGGCTGTTTTGATTTGTTCATAGCTTTTCCGATATGGCAGTGATGACTTCGGCAAAATCGGCTACATCATCCCAACTGTTGCTCCAGAAGATTTGCACGAACGTCAGGATGGCGAACTGCTCCGCCTGGCTCATGCCGTGGATGCGCTTGACCAATTCCGGGTTTGGGTGGTCATCCACCGCAATCAGACCGAGATCATCCATGAGATCGGAGGCGATGCAATAGGGCCGCGCCTGCAATGTGTCGCAGGTTCCGGCGTATGCGTTCAGGATCACCTGCCATTCTGTCGTGGTTAGTTTAGGCAGTGACTGGCGAAACGCCCAATCGGCAGCCGATAGCTGCTGATTGATGATGTTGGACCATTGCGGCGCATCATCATCACGCGACATTTTTCGGATGATAGCCTCGGACTCTTCCGACAGAAATACTGATTTTTTTATTCCCATTTTTTTACTCCATAAAAAAATATTTTGGGCAGTTATTACGCCGATACCCAGGGCGTTGCATTACAGATATTCTTTTGTATAAACAGGATTAATCCAATCGAGGATACCAGGTTCTCCATACTCCATCTCTATCTGAATATTTACCACTGGGACTGTGTAGCGGATGAAATATGTTACTTCAACAGCATCGCCATCATCATCCTTTTCGATGCGGGTGACATATTCGCTGAAACAATCATAAGCATCATCATACACATCGGAAAAATTCACGCTAAGATTTCTGAGCTCATCCAGAACATCATCCGGAACATCATCCTCGCTGACAACATCGGCATATTCGCCGCGAATGCACTCTCGCCCGGTGCATTCATCCTCAATAATCTCGTAGGATGGGCGTCCATATTCGCCGTAGCTGAGATAATATGTGCCGGCATCAAAACTATCGATCACAGCCTGCGCATCATCAGATGATGCGAATTGCATGATAGCATCGCTATGAAAATCAAAATCAGCGTGATCGTCCGGCAAGCCGGAAACGGTCATAATGCTCTCTTGAGGAGCATTATATGTTGATTGGTAAAAACTGGGGGAAATAATAATCTGGAATGTCATTTTTGATCTCCTTCGGTCAGCCTTCGGCTGTTCCGTGGTTTATTCAGCGTTCCTCCGCTGTGGGTATATTGTCGCACATAGGTGCGATAATGTCAAGCTTTTTGTTTGATAAGATTTTCGACATTCACTCCCTTGCGTTTCAGGGATTTTTCCACGTTTTGCCAGGTGGAGGCGATCTGGCCCTCGCCGATGTGGCCGGCGTCGAATGCGATGCGCTTTTTGTGGCCGCCCAGGATGGCTGCGCGGCGGGACGGGGATTGTCGTTTGAGGAAGTCGATGCGGTTTTCTTTTCCGGCGCGGTCGCGCTTGCTGACCTCATGGCGGAAAACGACAACTGTGAAACTGAGCGTATTTGGATGCGCCGGCCACGGGTTGCGGTCCTTCGGGTAGACGCCGGGGCCGAGGCCGTAGCGATTGACGCGTGCGTGCATGTCGCAGATATCCGGTTTCGGGTGGTTCGGCGAGAGAAGGAACTTTGTGCCGATGGTGTCCGGATGCTCGAATGCGGCAGCCTGATAGGCCTCGCCGTGGGCGCGGTTGATCTCGGTGCGGAACAGGCGCATGGCGTTGTCCATCGGGTTGCCATTGCCGGTCATCAGCGCGGCGCCTGCCTCGCGGGCGATGCGGGCGGCCTGCGCCTTGTTCATCTTGGCCAGAAGTTGCGGCGGAATCTTATCGCCGCGCGACAGGAAATCCATGGCGGCATCGGCGGCGGACTTGCCCTGAATCACCGCCTGCTGGATGGCCGAGGCCACAACCTCGCGACCGTGCCGATCCACGCGGAAGATGCGATCGGAGAGTTGCAGTCCATCGTTGGCAATGAGATTGCGCACAAATGTGACGGCATCGTGATTGATGGACACGAGCACGGAGGCCTCAACTGCGACGGACAGGGGTGAGCTGCCGAGCGTGGCGGCATCGGTCAAGTTCCTCTCCAGCAGGTCGCCGCGATTGTTCGATAGTGCATCCAGCCGTGCGTTGAGCTGATTCAGTAAGGTCTGCAACACATCAATCTGAACCGAGCCGTCCGCCTCGGCCATTGCCTCGATATCCGCACGAATCTGATCGGCGGCTGTTTGGTAAATTTGACGTACATCACGGCGGCCCTTGGCATCCATCACATGCAGCGATGCCTGCGCCTTTTTGCTGGCGCGTTTGATGGTGGCTTTGACGCCTGCCTGTGTTTTAGCGGCCATGATTAAAGGCTTTCACCGCAGGGGACGCGGGGGAAATCATTTACCTTCCTGGCTTAATTTCATTTGCAACACGCGCTGGCCGATTTCATCATCAGTGAACCACCGTAAAGGCAAGCCTTTCCCCATTGCATAAAGAACTTCTCGAGTTGTGCTTCTCCCAACATAATGGAGACAATTTACAACGAAGATTTCATCGGCAAGATCAATTTTCTTGAGGTGCAGGTTGTCCATATCTTCAGAAACACCCTCGTGTTCAGCTAGGTGATCATCCGGACAGTCAGGATACCAGTGCGGCAACAAATGCAATCCCATTGCAATAACATGTTCAGTTTTTTCAAGCAGCCATGCACATACTGCCATTTCCTGCACAAAGCGTGATGAGCCACACAATACGATAATTTTAGGTTTCATTATTGGTTTCCTCTGTGTCCTCTGTGGTGAATCTGTTTTGACTTCATCTCGTCGTGATTGTTGTGGCGCTTTGACCCTTTGGCGCGTTGCCGGGCGTGACGCTCACGCGCGGTTGCCCGGACTGAGGGCGGATGTTCCCGGGTTGCGGATACGGGTTGTTGCGTTTGGCCTGTTCCTTCAGCATTTCGCGCACCTCTTCGGGATCCGCGCCCTGCCTGCGCCAGATCATGTCCTGCGGCATGGAGAGTGCTTGCCATTTCAGCCCGAGGTCCGCGGCCTGGTTGGCGGTTTCCGTGCGGCGTTCGGCGAAGGCGATATGAAAATCATGATCCATCGGGTTGATGCCGGCCAGTAGCAGGTCGAGCACAAATCCCTGGTGATAGACCCATGCCAGGGAATCCTGTAATGCATCAATCTCTTCGAAATAATCCGTCTTCATATCCGCCAGAATATCGCGTTGCAGACCCTCCGTGAAACCGAACAAGCCCTTGGGTGCAGGAGCTCCGGCGAAGAACGTATCCAGCAGGTGCCCGACATCGGCGATCTGGTCCAGATTGGCGTCTCCCTGAATCGGGGTGACGCTGCCTTTGCGGTTCAGATAGTAATCGGTGGTGATTTCGCCCTGATCGTTCTCCACCTGGGCGCGGTATTTATCCACAGCCTCATCGTCCGCGCCTTCCAGCACATGAGACATCCTGAGTGGCGCACGCACGCGGCGGCGTACGACCAGGTCTTCCTCGGTCATCACCAGCTGCTGCCAGATCGTGCGTGTAGCATCCAGATACGGACGGCCCATACTGCCGAGATCGTCATAGTTGTCCGGATCGAGACGCCCCAGCGTCAATTGATACAGGGCGAACTCGGCCAGGGTGACGCCGGTGAGCGGGTCCACCTGCCGGAACGCTTTGGCGGCGGACTCGAACTGCCCGTTGCGGCCGACGACCGGGATAATCGTCTCGCTCGGCATGCGGATGCCGGCCGCGACGCGGGATTCGGCGGACACCACCCACTGATAGGGCAGATTACCCTCCATGAATAATCCTCTGGCATCGGATTTCAGTTTGAGCGGATTATTGAGCCCGACGCGGCGCGAGAATTCCTTCCACGCTTTTTTCACGAACTTGTCCTCGCTGGGCATGGCGAGAATCAGCCCGCCCTTGATGGCGTCGCGGGCGGTGCGGGAATGCACCTTTTTCACGCGCCCGTCCTTCCGATCCATAGCGCGGATATCCAGAATGGTCTGGCGCAACTGCGGATCCGCCCAGAACCTGTTGTATATGTGGCGCAGCGAATTCTCGGGTGTTGGCCGGTGGCCGATCTCGCTATTGGACGTGGTGGTTACGTCCGCCGTTTTATCGATAGATGTGGCATCCTGTTTGCGGCGGAAAAATGAGAAAAAGTTCATAACGTCTCCCTGTTATGCGGCGCGCAGCAGGTCGCGCCTGCTTTGCACCCGTGTTTGAATGATCGGCGCAACTTGTGCGGCGCCGCGTGTCACCAGGCCCCATGTTGCAGCCATCTTGGCATCGAACAGATCGTCGCCGAGTTTGGCGTTGACCATTTTGTAGCTGGAATAACTGGCGCGGGTTTGCTGCACCTTTATGTTGGTAATCTGGCGGAGGAACATGCGCAGATCGTCCACCTCGGGGCCGTCCGTGTCATCGAAATAAGCGATGACGGCATGCTTGTTGTTGTAGGTGCTGCGCACAGCCTGCGCCATCTGATGCTTGGTCATGCCCTCGAAGCGGATCGGCTTGAACGCCCACTCCGGCCAGGTGGATGCGGTGCTCTGGCCGTCGCCGATAGCGCGGCGGTCAATCGTCGTTAATCCTTCCAGGAACAGCTCGTCGTTCAGCGTGGTGAGCAGTCCGATGCCGTAGGCGTCGCCATGCGCCACGTCCGGCATGAAATAGCGCCAATAACTCTTCAGATCTTCCTTGACCACGGCTTCGTCCGTGCCCGGCGGCCATGTGCGGGCGAAGATGGTGCAGGTGTGCGCGCCGATCTGCTCATCCACGATCAGCGCGTATTTCGATGACTGCGGATCCTCGCCGTGGCCGGAATGGTCGTAGCCCATCGAAATCATGCCGCGCTTTTTGTAGGTCTCGCCGGGGATCGGCTGCGCCGGGGAAATCTTTGCAGCAAGCCCCATCTGCCGGGCGCGCTGCGCCCACGTCTCCCAAATCAAGTTCCTCGCCTGAATGTTGATACACAGGAGCTGGCGGATGAACTCGTCCTCGGAAAGCTGGGAGCGCATCTGTTTGATGAACGCCTTGTCAATCAGCCCCATCTCCATGCCGTTCAGCACATGCACAATCGGCACCGGATAGTGATAGTCGGCAATCTCGATCTGTTCCGGCTTCAGATAGCCGAGCTGCATCATGCGCCTGATTTCGCCATGCGCCGCATCGCCGTGGAAACAACCGATGGCGTGGTATTGCCTGGCGTCCAGCATGTCCGTGAGCGTGTCCGCGCCCTTGAACACGCCGGATATGCGAATCTGCGGCTTGTTCTGGCTATCCGCCGCAGCATGCAGGCGACGGGAAGCGCCCATCATCAGCAGGAACCGGGAAAAGAGCCGGTCTTTCGGCATGTCGTCGATCTCTTCCATGCTGGCCATGGTCATATCGCCGCCATCGACCTGCGACATGATGCCGTAGGCGCGGGCCATCGACTGGTTGGCGAACTGGTAATAGGTGTCCGCGAGCTGCTTGCGGCCGGACTTGTGCGCGATGAAGTTCTCCAGCATTTCGCTGGAGCGAATGGATTCCAGATGATAACCGAGATTAACCAGGCTCTGCGCCTCGCGCGGGGCGACGATGCCCAGCTCCTGATCGCCGTGCGTGGCGTTGTATTCCAGATTATACATTTCCTTGCACGCAGTCTTACCGCCCCGGCGCGATGCGAAGTCAATCGTGTTCGGATGCTCGTCCATCTCGGACATCTTCAGCACCTGCACCGCATCCAGCTCCACGTTGTGCACGTATTTGTGCCACATGGCATGATCGCCGGCGTATTTCATGATCGCCGTCTCCGCCACATTGCGGAGGCGCACGCGCTGGGTGGAGGAGATGCGTTCAGCCATTATTTTTCACGCGGGTGAAAAATAAAATGGGGAAAGCAGGTGCTGATGGGTTCATGGTTTTTCTGACGGCGCCGGGAATGGTTTACCGGTTTCGGCATGCACAGCCTGTTTGCCTGTGAATTCCTGCCAGCGTTTGACGATGACATCGACATAGTTTGGCGCGAGTTCCATCATGTAGCAGCTGCGCCCTGTTTTTTCGCAGGCGATCAGGGTGGAACCGGAGCCGCCGAATACATCAACAACGTGGGACAATCCTTTCCCCCAGTTTTCAAAAAACCACAACGCCAAGGCAACAGGCTTTTGAGTTGTGTGTAGGCGATCCTCGCCTTTTTCTTTATTGTTGAATCCACCCCAACGCAGCCAGCACATCCTGTTTCGTTCTTTGCGCGACCAGCACAGTTCAAAGTCTCCGTGGGGATTGGCCGCCTCTGACTCACGCTTCTTGTTCCAAACGATTATGCCACCGCGCCCAAGTTTGTCAGGAAAATACTGGTATCCCCAGACGAAAACCTCCTTTGCTGTTTTGAACATCTCAACAAGGAATAATGGGTCAAAGTCTCCCTCGTCTCCGAGAATAATTTCAGCTTTGTTGCGTTTGTTTGTGACTCCTGTTTTATTCCCGTCAAACTTTTTGCTGCTATATGCAATCCCATACGGAGGGTCGGTAAAAACCATATCTACCTTGGCTCCGTTCATCAATTCGCCAACAGCATCAACGCTGGTGGAATCTCCACACATGACGCGGTGCTTGCCGAGCAGCCAGATGTCGCCGGGGACTGTGATCGGCTCTTCCGGCGGATCGGGCACGTCGTCCGGGGCGGTCAAGCCTTCATCGGTGGCATTGAATTCCGCCAGTAGTTCATCCAGTTCATCCTGGCCGAAGCCGGTGAAGTCCAGATCATCGTCTTCCAGTTCGGCCAGCAGGGCTTTGAGTTTGTCGTCGTCCCAGTCGCCGCTGATTTTGTTCAGGGCGAGATTGAGTGCCTTCTCTTTGCCATCGTCCAGGTCAACCCAGACCACAGGTACTGTCTCCATACCGAGGGCGGCGGCTGCTTTGCATCTCTGGTGGCCGCCGACGATGCGGCCTGTGGCGCGGTTGCAGACAATCGGCTCCACAAGACCGAATTCGCGCATGCCTTCGGTCAGCTTATCCAGCGCTTCGGGAGTGATCTCCCGCGGGTTGTAGTCCGCCGGATTCAGGTCGGTGAGCTTTACCTGTTCGATGTTCATTTTGTCTGCTTGACGATATCAATGATCGTCACAGGGAATGCGCCGGGGCCGGGATGGCTGGCGGGGACATAGCGCCCGCGCGGCGCGGCGAACAGTTGACGCTGGCGCAGCGGAATATAGGTGTACCGCCACAGCATATGGCGGACGTAGCCCCTCGGCCAGCCTGTGAGGCGGCGCATCTCCGTGGTGGAGAAATGCCCGCGCACAACGATGTGTCCGGGCGTGGACAGCAGGCGTTCACCGGCGAGAGCGCTCATTTCTTGCCTGCCGTGCGCTTTAGCAGGCCGGCGGCGATGATGCGGATGTATTTCATGGCGTAATCGCTGGCGGTGCCGTCCGGGTAAATCAGGCGCAGGCCTATGAGGCGGGAAATATATTGACGGCAGATGCCGACGGGCTGACCGGCCAGCAGGGCGATGTAGTCATAATCAATCGCTTGATCCTCCCACACGGCCAGCAGCGGATCGGGGCAATCATCCGGCAGCGTGGATGCATCATCGTGGATGCCGGGGCAATGGTGGCCGGATTGAACCCATGCGAGGATGAATATGGGCAGGCGCTTGTCACCGGCAAGGATGAGCGTGATTTCCGGCTGCTCCTGTTGTTTCGCGGCGGCGATGATGTCTGCTATTTTCACGACGGCGACTCCTGTGGCGTTATGTCTATGATTTTCTCGGAGCGCTTGATCATGCCTATGAGCGCGGACATCTGCGCCTCGTTGCGGCGCTGGAAATCGCGCATCTCCTCCGTGGAAACGCCGGATGCATCTGCGGCGGAAGATACTGAACAGTCCTGCTGGCGCATGGTCATGGATTCGTCAGTCAGGGTCATACCGTTTTTGGCTATCATGTCGCCCAGGGTGCGCAGCAATGGGTTGGCATGCATCTCTTCGATGAGGCGGCGGTTGCCGTCGTCGTCCACGTATTCTGCGAGGTGAAACGTGCCGTCAGGGTCCGTGTACCACTTCGGCGTTTTGATGCTCACGCCGTCACGGATGATGGACAGGATGATGTCGTCAATGATGGCCTGAATGTTCGCCTGGAGCTGGGCGCGGATGCCGGTCAGCAGGGTTGGGTCGCGGGTCTCGAATGCGATGTGGTGTCGCATGTACAATTCTGTGCGCTTCATGCAGGCGACTGTTTTTTCGCAACCGTTGAAAAATTCGCAGCCGTCGCAATGCGGATATTTGCCAGGCTTGGCGGGAAAATAGGTGGCGACCTTGGCGCGCAGGCCGTGCTTCATCGCGTTGAACCGGGTGCGCATGGATTCCTCACGCGTCGGATGTCCTTCCAGATTCTTCGTTGTGGCAGCGATGCCCGCTGGCGTCTTCGGCCCTGTGGCATGTGCACGTGCATTGTATAGCGCAACCTCCCACTGGGCCTGATCGGCCATATCTGCGCATGCCGGACATTTGGCGCGGTATGCAAACGGATGCCATGGCCTGTCATCAACATCGATGACCTCATCAGGTGCAGCATCAAAATTATTGCCGCACGCACAACGGAAAGAAACACAGTCAAAGGGGTCTGGATAAACTTTGCCCATCATCGCACAATCGCAAAGAAACACTGACAAAAAAGGGCACTATATTGACCCTTCAACATACTGAGCGGCTCATGAATTAACGGGCGAATCAATGCTGACGCCTGCATGCGCTTTTTTCTATAATACGGGCAATTTGCCTTCTCCCAAGATTCCATTGAATTCGCTTTTTTAATTCGTTCTGGATATCCGCGACATCAAGACCCTCGGATGCAAGGGATACAATCAATCTGTCACGCTGAATTCGCTCAAGTTTTCTGGCGTGTGGAATAACAATGCGGATCGTGCTGGTTCTCTCGATATCGCTGTCCATAAACAATTCACTGGCCATGCGCCACATAACAACGAATGAATCATATCCAATTGTTTCGGCAATGGTTAGCCAGCGCCAGGATAATCCGCCGGAACGCAACTCATCGATGCGCGGGTCGCGCGCGATTTTTTCAGAAGGTTCAGTATTGAGAATCATGTAGATATCCAGGTACCGTAGTCCCCGGCGAGGGGTATGCGATTCTCTATGCCGACCCCCCACCCCATGCATGCGTCGGTGCTGGCTTGTGATTCCTGATGCTGAGCTGCGCTTATGTTCCTGTAACCGGAACCATGAGCCCTTGGAAACACTAAGTTTGATGATGCTTTAACTGCGCTTCTTGCCATAGTACGCAATTCAGAGTTCCAAACATCTGGACGCTTTAGCCCTTTTGAAGGCCGATTTCCAAGCCTGTGCTCAGGCATACGAAAACATCCGCAGTACACCAATCCACCGATTGAGACAAACCCGAGCAATAACAGTTCCAAACATCTGCAACGGCTGAACGCGCGAGGATGAATGCTCATCACCTGTTCCTTTTCTCCATTTTCTCGGCAAGCCCGCTGACTGGCGTATGAATCTTTGATAGCGGTGAAGCCTTCCTGCTCGCTTTCGTCAGCTTCCTCATCGCCAGATGCGAATATATCTCCGTAGTTCGCGGATCCGCATGCCCAAGCAACGCCTGCCTGATAAGAATATCAACATCGCTTTCTGCCAGCTCAGTCCCGAACAAGTGCCGCAGCGCATGCGCATGTAGTTCCTTGGCCGGTATCCCCTCTTGCTCGCCATAGTGTTTGATCATGTCCGCGATCCCGCGTATCGATATCCGCCTGGCCTCACCGAAATACTCATGCTCCGGAATAAACCTGTTCCTCGTAGACACAAACAACACCGAATCACCATCAGGCAGCGTCCTGTCGATACCCTCCAACTCCTCATGCCCGAGATAAGCACGTATCATCCACATTGTATCAGGATGCGCAGGCACCAGCCGCTGACGGTTGCCTTTCTCGGTGAACATGATCGCCAGTTCCAATCCGCCATCGCCTCCATACCACACCAGGCTGCTGTCATTCAATGCCCGGATCCCGGATATCCTCGGACCGCACCCGATGAGTATCGACAACATCGCCGCATCTCGCACACCTTTGAACGTGGACAGATCAGGCTGCATCAACAGCTTCTCAGCATTGGACAACTGCATGGCCACCGGCAACTTCCTGCCTGCTTTTGGATACACAATATCAGCCGCCGGCGACTTCCTTACGATCTGCTCACGCTCCAGCCATCCATAGAACCCACGAAGTGCGGCGATCAAAGGCTTCCTGGCTGTCGGCGTCAGGTTCAGTTCCTTGTGCGCATACGGCCCGGTGAATTCCTCCAACGCGGGCCGTTTGGCTTTGTCGATAGACATATCGCCCAGCCAAGCATCCAGCATGACCAGATACCTCCGGTATTTATCAATAGTGGCCGGCGACATTCCGGCTGATTCCTTGAAAATCAGGAAGCGATCAATCAGTTCATTCATCATAAAAAAAAAGTTCCATGGGGATATCCATCTCTGAACCGCGCACTTGCATGGCTATTTCACCTAAACCATTGATATTAAAAGAAAAACACCTGCGCGGAAGTGCGCGGGTTAGGGGTTTGACAATCGCTAACCCGCGCACTTTACATAATGTTTTTTTGCTAACCCGCGCACCTGTTTTAGCCCTTCCTTTCTCTGTTTTCTCTTTATATATCAATAAGAAGAGAGAGAGATAGAGGCGCGCAGCAGAAAGAGACACCCGCGCAGAATGGAGGCCAACCCGCGCAGAATGGAGGCCAACCCGCGCAGAATGGAGGCCAACCCGCCAAGCAATCGCCTCAGGAATTACCATTCTTGGGCCAAAAACACGCTGATGCGCGGGTTGTGGGTTCTGCGCCCCCGTACCTTTTCGATTTGCGGCGCAAAAAAAGCGCCGAAAAGTCTTTTAAGGGGGTACGGGGGGTGGGCGGAGAGTTGAAAATTAACCATCAGACCTTCCTCCTCATCCATTTCTCATGCGCCAACATCGAGCACACAATCGCCAGCGGTCCGGCGCACAGGTAGGCAATGCACGCCGCCACATCGCCGTCCGGCAGCGCCTAAGCATCAAACAATTTCCCCTGTTCCGGCTTGTCGGCGTATAGCCCGAACTCGGCCAGCTTTTCCAGGCTCAGGGCGGCCATGTGGCAGCATCTGCGGCCGTTGATGGTCTGGTCCACCCGATCATTCACCACCACGCCCGCCTGGTTGATCTGGCGCTTCAGCACGCGGTCGGATTTCACCGGCAGGGCATTCCATTTGTCGCGCAGGCGCATTTCGCCGGACAGGTGATCCATGATATGGCTGGTGCGGATGCACAGGCATGGCGTGATCGTGCCGTCCTGTGCCTCGATGTCGTTCCAGCCATACGGATGTTTGAAATTGCCCGCGGATATTTCACTGAGCAGCGTCTCGATGATCCACACCCACGGTTCGCGGTCCTGCGCCGTCTCCAGCACATGTTTGTTCATCTGCGCCAGCAGATCGTGCATCAGGTTGCCGTGGCTGGTGTCCATACCAGCGAAATCGGCCAGCAGCGACCATGCCGTGGCCAGTGCCGCGTAATTGGTAGCCATCCGGCTGGCGCCGAAATCCTGTTTATCGGCGGCGCATCGCTCCAGCATCCACGCCTCCGCCTTGCGGAATGTTTCCTTGATCTTCGATGCGCGGATACCGGCCAGGTAATCCAGCCACTGCCGCACCGGGAAGACTGGCAGATCGTCCGGCAACAGCGCACCCTTCTCGAACAGCTCCACGCGCACCACCTTGCCCGTGAGCGATTTCACCGGCACATCCTCGCCCGCCAGCAGCACCGGGGCGGAGAGCAGAAACTCCGTCATGTCCGGTCCGCGCCGCGTGGTGGTGAACTGGTAACTCTCCTGCAACATACTCACCGCCTTGTCGATCACATCCTGCTTGCGCGCCGATATTTCCTCCCAGCCCACCGGATGCGAAGTGTGACTGATGGATGTGAGCAGCCGGAACTCCGTCTGAATGGATTGCCCGGAAAACATGGTGAAACCGATGGAGCGCTCCAGCCGCTTGATCAGCGTCGATTTGCCGCTGCCCTTGTCCGCCTGCATTGTCAGGTGCGGCCAGAATCCGAGGAACGCCTTCAGATGCCCGCCCAGCGCCCAGGTGAGCAGCAATGCCGCCGCATTTTTGCCGAACGTCTTCTGATATGCCTCGATCACCGTGCGCGCGTTGTGTGCCGGCCCGCTCGGAAAGATCAGGTTGTGGTAGGGGCATTGCTTCTCCGGCTCGGTGAAATAGCAATCCTGTCCCTCGTTGACGATGGCCTTGCCATCGCGCCAGCAGATGCCGACGAAATTCGCCGCGCGCCGCTCGCCCAGGCTGGCCGAGCGCTCCAGAATCACCAGCATGCGCGAGAATGCGGACACATTGAACACCGGCCCGAACTTGCGCCATTGATCCACGTTGTGTAGTCGCTCATCATCGAATACGCGCCGTATCAGCCTGTTCCCGTGCCTCGGCACTTGAACGGAGACGGAAAACAGCGTGTTCGGCTGCGTATCGTCATCACCGCTCATCACCGACGATGCGCCGGCCACCGTCACCCGCGTCATCGATGCCACGCGGAATCCGCACAGATCGGTGAACGTCATCTTCTCGTTGCCGCTGTCGTCTTCCTCGGTCTTTTTGACCCACGTAGTAAAATCCTCGCGTGCGCGGAACCGGTAATATTGTGACCAGTCCTGCAACGGCAGGAACAGCCGCTTCCTGCCCGGTCGCTCATCCTTGCCCCACAATCCCGGAATGATCCACGGTTCAATCCGCGCCAGCATCCCGGCCAGTGTCGCCGTCCCCTCAGCTTTGAGCACGTCGTTCACGTCGTTGTGCCGCCACTCGCCCTGATCGACGATGTGCGCGGCGATATTGTTGGCCGTCAGCAGCTCATAGAGCCGCCACGCGGCGCTGGGCCCCGGCAGCAGGCCCTTGCTGTCCGGCTTGTCATCATTGTCCATGCAGATAATGGCGCGCTTGCCCGCGAGGAAATGCCAGCTGGTGCGTTCGATATTCGCCTTGCCGAGCGTGGCGATGGCCGCCGTGCCCGCGGGCATGGCGCAGGAATTGATGGATAGCGCATTGATCGGGCTCTCGACGATATAGACCGAATGCGCCGATTTCAGGCGCTTGTAGTCCGCCGCCCACACGTTGCCGGACTTGTCCCCCTGGCACTGGCTCTTGACGCCGCCGTTCTGATCCGGATCGAGATAGCGCGTTTCGACTGCGGCCACATGCCCCGGATTAAGCGTCCGCACAATGAAGGACACACCCTCGCCGCCATGCCCGAACTCACCGGCAGCCACCTTGGGACTGGCCCACACGTTGAACCCCAGCGTCTTCGCCTTGAGCGCCGCCTCGATCGCGCGTTCGGATATCTTGCGCGATGTCAGATATTCCAATGCCCGCCGCCGCACATCCGCCACGGATATGGCCGGCGTTCTCCCCATCACCGCATCGGCTATATAGTCGCAAAGAGACTTCTCGCGCCGTTCGCCGGCATGTTCAGGCGCATCCATCGGCAGACCGGCATAATCATGCAGATAACGGATGGCCGTGCCCACGTCGCAATCCTGCACCTTGCACACCAGATCGATACACGATCCGCCCGCATCCTCGGCGTGATCCTTCCATGCCTTGCCGTCCTTGAATATGGATACGGACGGCTTTTTTTCGTTGCGCCAGCATGCCAGGTAATTGCCCCTGTTGCCTGGACGCACCATGCCCAGGTGTTCGGCCAGGCCATGCAGGTCGATGATGTCCTTCAAATGCTCAATGCTGGCCATGGATTTGCCCCAGTTCTTTTTTCGTCAATGTCAATATGGGCTCGCAACCCAGACCATCACGCAGCAGCCTATAACTCTCGCTTTTCAGGAACTCCGCCAGTTCAGGCCTGTTCCGCTGAATAAACGCCCATGCCGCCGCCCGCGATGCCTTCGGCAATCGCGCCAGATTGATACGCCGTACACCATCCTTATCGTCCGCCATGCTTCTCATGCAATCGAACATTCTCCACTTTCAGATAATCTCCGTGAATTTCCGGGTACTTCTCCCGCAGCGCGGCATTCCGGCGTCCGATCTTCCGATCTGGTTGCGGGTGCCGGAATCGAACCGACTTTATGCGGGTTATGGGCCCGCGTGAGATACCAACCTTCCACCCACGATTATCCATCAGCATGCCCCCAGGGACGCGCCATCGGATTCCAGCGCATCGGCCAGGCGTTCCGTGCGTGCGGTTCTGGCTAATTCGATCACCTCGAACTTCTTCGCGCAGGACGGGCACTGGCCGTTCTTATTCAGGCCGCCGCCCGTGACGGTAAAATACTCGCCGCAATCCTCGCAAATGCCCGCCCGGGTGTTCACGCTGCCTGCCTCCGTTGAATCTCGCGCTCGATATACCACGCCGCCTTGCGCATGTTTTCTATCGGGTCGCCCTTCATGTCTGTCAGCCACAGATATTTGACTGCGTTTCCGATGCAGAAATTCATCCGCTCCGTGACCTCGATGCATTCGATGCCGGAATCATGCGATGTGTAATGTTCCGGAGAATTGACCGGGTCGTGCGGTGTTGGGATTGGGACGCTGTTCGCTTTGACAATATTGCCGGTCGCCGTAGCACTCTTATCCCGAGCGACAGTTTTCACTGATGCAGGATTATATGCCCTGATCGCATCAATCAGACCCTGGGCCGATCTTTCACCGAACTTTCCATTATTGAATGTGCTGCGCATCGCTGCGACGGAGCTCGCGCCCTTGCCAATAGCCAGCGATGCCTGCTTTTCGTTGTATCCATGCTCAGTCTTGAACTTATTGAACATCTCCAGCGCCTGTTTCTGAATCGTCATATCATCATCCCCCTTTAATTCACGTCCTCTATGTATTGATTTGCCCGCCGCGACGCGAACAGCATCCAGCTTGTTCGTGGTCGCATCGAGAGATTCCGCGCCCAGGTGTTCCAGCACCACCGCAGAATACATATTCGGCCCTGCTTTCTGTTTCAGCAGTGTTTTCAGCTTCCCGGCATCCAGCCCTATCACATGCTCCATCTCAGGCCACGTCGCATCATGTTGATCCATGAACTCCCGCAGCCGGTCCTGCGCCAGTTGGACCGTGGGGCTGAGACTCATGCGTGCCACCAGCCGACAATCAGGATGATGCAGGAGAGCAATATCAGCGGCAGGATATTCATCAATGTGTCCATTATTCCGCACTGAGCCGCCGCAGGCTGACGGCCATGTAGCAGCCAAATGCCTGTCGTGTAACATCGTCAACGAATTCCGGATAGCAGCGCGAAATATAGAATGCGCACATACGCGAGGCCGGAAACACATCGTTATAGCGGCGCGCCAGTTCATCAGCGCGCTCGCGCCATGGTCGAACTTGCGTTTGCAGCATGGCTAACAGGGCGTTCATAGCCACTCGATATTTTCTCTGAACACTGACAAGGCCACAGGGACAATAGGTTCGATCAGTTCTAATATCGCCATGGCATATACACGTATTTCATATTGTGCGTGCGTGTGCGTGCGCTCATATAAAAATTTGAAAAGGTTGTTCAGATTCACAGATGCAAACATATGACTATATGTTCCGAACGGGAGTATGGATCGTGCCAGCTCACGTGGCATACCCTCGGACAAAAGATCACGATACAACGCGAATGCTTTTTGATTACTGGCCGCCATGGCAATTCGCATATTTTCTGTGCGGCGTTTCTCCTCTTCTGTCAGCATTGCATATTCCGTTTTTGTCAACGGATCGCGCATCTGCTTATTGTCCTTATTCTGTTTTCCGATTAGATGCGCATCAGGGATATAGAACTCCTCCGGCAACTCCCGATAGCGCGCGGACAGCTCATTGTATGACTGAGTGCGGTGCCTGTGCCATTGACGAAAAACAAAGATCGGAGCCTTAATCTCAAACGTGAACTGCACCGCTTCGAATGGCGTGTTATGACCATTTTTATATAAATATTTGATCAGTCGAGCGTCGCTCCCTGTATCTTCACCGGCTCGCCATTCGGCATCATAAGACACACGGGCATTGCGAGCGATTGACAAATCATTTCCCATAAAATCGACCAACCGAATAAATCCGTGATCTAAAACATCTATGCGTTTATCTTTCATGCTGCCCTCCGCCTCATGCTGATTTGATATCGTCTCGGATCGTGCAGCATCTCCGGACGATCCACGAACACGCGCCGCCGCCATGCGGCCGGCAATTCCGGACGATGTGCGAATACCGTGCGCACGCGCCCGTCCGGCAGGACGGCAATCACCACGCGCAGCATGCGCCGTTCCCTGGCATCACGGGCGTGAATCACCAGATCGCCCTCATGCCATCGTTTGCGGTTGCGCATCAGCACACCTCCCGCATGGCTTCCTCGATATCTTCCTTGTCCGGCATGGTATAGACCAGCGTCGAGCGGGCGGACTTATGGCCGAGCACGCCCTGGGCGACGCCGCGCGGATCCGCAGCCGTGCTGGATTTCATGATCCGCTTGGCCACCGTATGCCGGAACCAGTGCGGAGAGACCGCGCCATCCAGCCCGGCAACCTTGCGCCACACGGCCATGCGGCTTTGGAACGAGCGCACGGAAAGCGCCCGGTGATTGCGCGATACGATCAGTGGCGCATCGGGGCGTTCCGCATGTCCCATCTCGCGGCGGATGCGCAGCAAATCACGCAACGCTTTGCCGCAGCGCTTTGTCACCAGAATGCGATGCCCGACGCCCTTCTTTTGTATCTCAGGTTCCAGTGCCAGATATCCGCTGTGCAATGCATTCCGGGCATGGGCGCAAGTGAGCCGGGAAAGTGCGCCGACTCGCATACCCGTGGCTCTGAGCAGCCTCATCCATGCATCATCGCGCGCCGCCAGCACGCCGGAGCGTGCCCGGACGGCGGCAAACAGCTTCCGCTCCTCGCTCTCGGTGAGATAGCGAGTAAACGCGCCCGTCATATCGCTCATGCCGCTTTCCGCCGCCCTGTGGCGATCTCCAGCATCACCGCGGCAGGCTTCTCCGCGTTGCAGGGCCGGATGGCGCGCGGGATTACCACGCACGGATAGCCGGTGATGCGGGACACATCCAGCATCGCGCCCATCTCGGCGATGTGCGTATGAGATTCACCGGATACGGCATATTCCAGTTCAAGTTCAAAGCGATCATCGCGCCGGTGCATCCGGCAGCGGAACCCGATGCCGGGCAGTTCAACCTCCGCGCCCGGAGTCATATCCAGCCACACACGGCCTGATTTCAGCCACTGGGTTGGCAGTTTGGCCGTGGTCAGCATCACGTGCGGATACTTAGCCACGGGCGGCCTTGTCGAATGCGCGCAGGATCATCCGTTCCCTCCACCATTTCGGCGGGCGTATGGCCCGCGAACGGTCGATAATGCGCCATGCCGTGGCGATGCGCCGATGCAGGGGCAGGGCGCACAGCAATGCCATCGTCTGCTTGATGGCCGCCGCCATTTGTTCTCGCTGACGGGCATATTCCTTTTGCTTTTTCCGCTGATTATGCCGTCTGGCCTGCCTGAACGTCCGCGTGCTCATGCGCGCCTCCGCGTTTGCAACGCATCCAGCAGCGCGGCACTGGCCGCAACCACATCCTCCGCTTCGTTGATGAGTGATTGAATCTCGGATGGCGTGACGCGTGAACCGCCCGGTGATTGTTTCGCGCGCGCCATGGCCAGTTTGCGGAACACGTCGCCCATCTCTTCAGAAACCTTCATGGCAGCCTGGCTCAAGTCGGCATCCTCGCCAACCTCCGGCAGTTCAAACACGGCGACGCGGCGCGGGCGCAGCATGGCGCGGAGAACGGAGATATCGATGCCGTGATAGACCCAGCGAAGAAACGCCCGGAAACTCGGCCAACACGTATCCTGCATCACGTCCAGACTGTTGTTGGTGGCCTTGATGCTCCATCCGGCGAGCTGCGCGGCATAGTCGGTGCCCATCGGTTTGATCTTTCGTCCTGTCGTGTCGAATCTCGATCCGCCCTTCCGCCGCACAATGGCGTCGTGCATGGCCGTGATGACGCCTCCCTGGTATTCCTCCTCGCCCAGGGTCATGGGGATATGATTGTCATTCACCTTTGGACACCCCCGCGCATGCCGATGCAATATGCTCGGCATGCACTACGCGACACCATCCACGATCTGCACGGCGCGCCATGCGCGCACGCGATCCAGCGCCGCGCGTTCATCGCGCCGGGCCTGATGATATTTGATCAATCGCCCGAGGTGCGCCTCGCGCCGGCGGATCAATTGTGACGAATGCCAGTCGCACATTGCTCTCGCCAGCGCATGGCGGCGTTCGACTGCTGATATCTGACGTGGTATCAGTAAGCGTATCATTCTTGAAGCGCCGGGAGAGACCTGCATCCTTGATTGATCGGAATGCTGTCGAGGGGCATATCCATATTCCCCACAATCACATATTTCATTCGCCGGATGATGTTCGCCAGGCCTGTTGCGGATTTATCCGCGACATATGCATGTCCGAGAGAAATCCGGTCTCGATTCTCCACCCATCCTCCGACACACAACGACACGTCAATCTGGTTGATATGCCCATAATAGGACACAAACACATCATGATCAGTATCGTTTCTAATGCGCGCCGCCAGCACCATGATTTCAGAAACAGCAGCCTCAGTATCGCTCCTTAAATCCATGGATATTTTCACTGGATATCCTCCTGTTTTCATGATTTCGCCACGATGATTGCGGCGATGTATGCCACGACGATAAATATCGCGGTGCCGCAGATGATGATCGTCTCGGCGACGGTAAAAGGAGCCGGGCGCGGAGCATGGTGGTGCCGACCATGCTCAACGCGCCCGGACGCGGAGACGGAGGGTAGTGTCTCCGCGCGTTCGGAATGTCCGCCTGCCCATGACGGCGGACTGAATATTGATTTATGCCTGGGCATTGCAGCCCCCGGCGATGAACAGGCGCAGATCGCGTCCGCGCCAGAATGTGTTGCAGCCGATCTTCACCGGCCTTGGCGCCACGCCCGTGCGCACCCAGGCCAGCCACACGGACTTGCTGGCGCGGATATACTTCAGCACGTCATTCACCTTGAGCAGGCCGTCCTCGGGCAACGGCAGCATCTGCTTGTCCACGTCCTGTATGTTGACGCTGGCCATGATCAGCTGCCGTTCCGGCTTCATCGCCTCGCTGCGCCGGCGCATCTCGCGCACCCGCGCAGTGATCAGCTCCCGCGCCTGCATCTGCTCCGCTCCGGTGCCGAACAGCGACTTGCGCAGCAGCTCGGCCACCACATCCGGCGCCTCGTCGCTAATGGCCGCCTTGATCTCGCCCAGGGTGAACGTGTACGGCTTCATGCCGCCATCCCGGCGTCGATCTGATTGATCGCGTGCTTGATCGGGGTGCTATCGGATGGCGTGTCCATATCCCCCGCCAGCACATCTTGCAAGCGCCGGATGATGTTCGCCATGTCCATCGCGCCGGCATCATCAACGTGCACGTCTCCGATGTCTGTCCTTTCACTATCCCGGTGTTTCCATCCGCCGAGAACAATATCCACGCTCAATGTATTCACATGCCCCTGATAGCTGATAAACACATCATGCGGCGTCTCGCGTGTAATCCGCGCCGCCAGCGCCATGATGACTGCCACAGCAGCCTCCGGCTCACTCCGCACAAAATCGGAAAGGATATCCTCCCGCATCGCCCGCAGTGCCTTTCTCTGGATATTCACATGGGCGCTCATGCTTCCGTACCCGTGGGTAATTCCTGCTGTTCATGGATGTCGATACCGATATCGTCGCCGAGCTCACGCTGTACGGCTTTTAGATACGGATCAGACCCGTGCTGATGCATCGTGCGGCTGACGGATACGAGCAGGCTCATCTTTTTGAGCCGGTCGCTGGCGGGTTTAACCATGCCGCCGGTCGCCATTTCGTAGTCAAGCAACACCTTTTGCCATTCCCGCCGCTTGGCAATCAGGAAATCGGCACCCTTTTCATTGCCCTGGGTGCGGACTTGGGATGGATTTATAGAGAAAAACCAGCCAAAAATGTTCTCGATCGGGATGCAAATGTCTTCTTTTCGGCCATCATCCCCCCCCCTAGGTAGCCCCAATGCCTCATAAATTTGCACATTTTCTGCCCTCAAAAGCTTTGCTTTTTGTTGCCTCCAACGCAGACCAAACACATCCGAGATGGGTTTCAATGGCACATAGTCGCGTCCTTCATGTTCCTGTATCGGCAGGATCACTCCTGCAAATGTTAGGTTGAGTGTTACGTGTGTTTTCATGCCGCATCCTCCTCAATCAAGTTTCCAAACAGATCGTTAAACGTTATTTCACCTTTTGAAAAGGTAACGAGCTTTGCCGCATTGATGGCGCTGATCTGTGCGAGACCTCTTTCAAACTTTGATAAATGCCCACCGTCCATGCCAATCGCACGAGCCACAAGGTTTAGGGAAACTCCCTGTTTAATTCTCCATTGTTTCAAGGTCATGTGCGAATTGAATCATATTCAGTATTGAATGTCAAGCACTATTTAATAGACCGGTGTTCATTGACTGCCTATCTATCCTCAGACAACACTTCCCACTATATGACACCGGATGAGAAAGTTGGGATGCGTATTCGAGAAATAAGGGAATCAAAAAACCAAGGTCTAAATACCTTGGCGGTTAATGTAGGCTTAGATCAGGGACAGCTGAGTAAAATGGAACGCGGAATTGTGACTATAACAATAGAAAACCTGAACAACATTGCCGCTGAGTTAAATGTTCCAGTTTCTTACATTATGAGAGTTCTTGATAGCGAGGACATTAATCCTGACTCTATTTACGAGACATTACCTCCGAGGAGTAGGCGTATCTTAAAACTTATGGAAGAAGATTTGCCAAAAGTGGATAGTGACCGGCTTCTGGAAGAAGGGGATATGCGTGCTGAACTATCGCGACTAAAAAAAGGCCAGCGCTATGCTTAATGTTGTTCGAGACGTATTTTTTGCGGCCTTGCTTTTTCTGCCTTGCTTTGCCTCTGCGACCGAGATACGGGATTTCATCAATAAGCAAAATTGCGACCAGATACTCGATAAAGGTTTTTATCAGATTTGTTATGACTACAAAATGAAAGGGGCGCGATTCGTTGCTTACACACTGGATGGCAGCAAAGTGAACGTCGGCAACATCAAAAAACGACCACGCTTCTATCCTGACCGGGCGATTCCCCGGCAATATCGCACCACATCGAAAGATTACACCAAGAATGAGTTCCATGCGGATCGAGGGCACATGGCACCAGATGCTGCCTTTGATTGGTCAACGGCATCCCTCCATTCCGTGTACTCCATGGCGAACATTATCCCTCAGTATAACAAAATTAACCGGAGAACATGGTCTAAAGCCGAACGATATGCCCGTCAAACCGCCGTGAAACTAGGCAAAATAACAGTGCTCAATGGCGTGGTGTATGGAGCAAACCCTCAACGCATGAGAAAATCCGGCATCGCATATCCAAAGGCATACTGGAAGATGCTTTTTGATAACAACGGATTCCAACGATGTCTGTTTTACAACAATGACCCCCATGCCAGAATCAAAGGTGACAAATTGCAAAGCCATGTCGTGGATTGTAACGAGATGGTCTCAGACCGGCGCAAGCATGGCTAATTTTTGTCGTAGGGAGGAAACATGAAAAAGCTGATGGTCTGCACGGTATGCGAGGCGCGCGGGACACCCGTGATGCACACCAAGGGCTCGTTCCTGATTGAACTGTTCCTGTGGCTCTGCTTTATCGTGCCAGGGCTGATTTATTCAATATGGCGCCTGGCTACGAAAAAACACGTATGCAGCAAATGCGGCAGCTATCTGATTGTCCCTGATAATTCACCGGCAGGCAAACGAATCCTGAATGCAGGGAAAAGTCAATGACACCACGGCAACCGCCTGCCGCCGTGATACGGTCGTGCCAGACCGCGGCGGATCATCTCCGTGCCCACATCCATGCCGCCCACCCGAACACCCGCCAGCATCCGCCCGGCATATTTCCCGCGCCGCACATTCACCAGCCTGACCTTGCCACCGGCCAGCATCCGCCGCAGCGCATCACGCGCCCGCATCTCCGGCGCGTCTATACCATCAATGCGCACCCGCACCCGATTGATCTGCCCCGGCCAGACACGCACTTCAGATGTAAATGTATCCCCGTCATACACCCCCAAAACCTCCGCAAAATACGGCCCGAACCCCCCAGAAATCGCCAAATCACACCACAGAATCATGGCACAAATGATGGCACCCGCTCCCCGCACCATCATCCAACCCTTTGATTTATAGCCATTTCCAAACCCAATTCCCTTCCGTCTCTGGCCACCATCTTGCTCCGCAGGTAGCCATAACTTCATGTTTATCTAAAGCTATGTGCTAAAAATTAGACTTCCCCATATTCTGATCTCCTCGTAAAAAGTGCTAGTGCAGCACGTCCAAGTTCTTTCACGCAATATATTGAAAAAATTGAACAT